GGCTTCCAGCGCGGCGGGGAAAATCCGAAGCAGCTAGAGAACGCAGAGCAGCTGCCATACACACCAAGCGAATTCGACCGGCTCGTCGACCGCCTTCAAGCGGAGCAGATGTTACTGAAGGACGACAAAACGCGGGAAGAGAAAATCCAAAGCGCGAAACAAATTTGGGATAGATCGGTCGACATCACCAGTGATAACATACAGCAGATCCGTCCTGCGCTGCTTTACTTGAACGGGCGTTCAATTAACGCGAGAAGTGCGGTAGGGATCGCGCGGTACAGCCCGAACGTTTATGACGGTCCCGCCCTGATTTTCCCCGCTCGCACTCAGGACGGTGAGATCTCTGGCGTTCAGGCTGTACTGCTCACCGACGACGGTAAGAAACGTTTCCACAACGACATCTGCAAATATTCTCGCGGCGTGATTCGGAACAGCTCGCTCACGATACCTGGCGGAGCACCAATAATTATGGTCGAGGGTCCAGAGGACGCCATGAGCATACGCGAAGCGACCGGCGACGACGCGACCATTATCTGCACCTTTGGCAAGGCCGGCATGAAGACGCACCAGGTGCCGCGCGCATCCGATGTTACGGTCTGCGCAGATCCTGACTTACAGGTAGAGCCAGTAGTGGATAACTTGTCAGGAGACGGGTCGACAAAGGTGTATGTCGTGCGCTTCAACGAGCTTGGTGGAGACGGGGTCAAGGACGCCAATGACATGCTCCGTGAGGCCGGCGCGAACAAGCTGCGTGAAGCGCTCTCTCTTGCTAAACCATACGAGGTAGACAAGCAAGAAATTGTAGCGTCAGAACGCAAATTTCCGAGCGAATGGAGTTACCTTGACCCGGCTGACATACCCAAGCGCCGCTGGGTCTACGGAACGAACTACGTTCGCAGTTATGTCAGCGTCCTGGCGGCAGCGCCGGGCGTTGGTAAGACGTCGATGCAAGTTGCCGAATCACTAGCGATCACAAGCGGACGCAACTTGCTCGACGTCGACGTGAAAGAGCGCTGTAACGTGTGGATCATTAACCTGGAAGATCCGATAGAAGAGATGCAGCGACGCATTGCCGCCGCGATGATCCACTACGATATACAGCCAGACGAAATCCGAGGACGGCTTTTCTTGGACGCTGGTCGAGATGTCGCAATACGTTTCGCCATGCAAACGCAGAACGGCGTCGTCACCGACGACAGCCTACGCGACTATATAATTGAAGAGGTCCGTAAAAAAGAAATCGGCGTCATCATTATTGACCCGTGGGTTAGCGTCAACGACATCAGCGAAAACGACAACTCAGCAATGGACAAGGCCGTGGCGGTCGCTCGGGAAATTGCTGACGCTACAGAGTGCGCCGTCGTTATCACTCACCACATGCGCAAGCTTAACGGCGAAGAAGCTACGATCGACAGCGTCCGGGGCGCTGCGTCACTAATCGGCGCAGCCCGTGCCGCACGCATCATTAACAAGGTCAGCCAGGAGGACGCCATGAAGCTAGGTGTCAACGAGCAGGAAGCGCTGGGCATCTTTCGCATCGACGACGGCAAGTCGAACATGGCGCCGCCAAGAGAGAAGGCGACCTACTGCCGTATGCAGGGCATTCGCTTACCCAACGGCGAATATGTCGGCGTAGCGACGCCATACAAGCTGCCAGACATGTTCGACGGCATCAGCGCCAAAGATGCAAGAGAGCTGCAGCGTTTAGTCGGCGCAGCGGCGGAGCGTGATGACCCGTTCCGTCAGGACGTGCGCGCGGCAAACTGGGTAGGCAAGGCGGTCGCCGTCGTGCTCGACCTAGACTTGGAAAAGAAACACGAGAAGACGCGCTGCAAGGCGCTCGTAAAGAAATGGATCGACACAAACGTACTGCGGGCCGAAACCTGGCCAAGCAAACGCGACGGCAGGGAGGTGCCAGTGATCGTCGTCGGCGAATGGATTAGCAGAGAGGAGGCAGGCGGATGATTAAAAAATGTGGATGGAGGGAATGCAGTAATTTTTTTACGGTCTTGTTAGTAAACCATCGCAAGACGTTTTGTGGGCCTAAATGCAGCCGCAACGCTGCACGAGAAAATTGGCTACGTAAAAATCCTGATCATTATAAATCAAAGCGTTATAGAAAATTACTGAATGATCGTAGACGCTGGAGATATCAAAATGAACCTGGTTTTCGTGAAAAAATATTAGAATCACAAAAGAGGCGCCAACGCGAGTTAAGGCAGGATCCATCATATGTTGAACGCCGTAAACAAATAAATAACAAATATAATACGTCAGAAAAAGGGAAAGAACGCTCTAGAAAATATGTAAAAGAGCGTTGCAAAACCGACGTGGAATTTAAAATTAGAATGAATCTCAGGTCACGAATGTACGGTGCGTTAATACGCCAAAGAGGTGTAAAGGCGGCAGACGTTATAGATCTACACGGCGCCGACGTTCCATTTATATTGAGGCATTTAGAAGAAAAATTCACGGACGGTATGTCTTGGGACAATTATGGCGAGTGGGAAATAGATCACATAAAACCGTGCGCCGCTTTTGACTTGCGAAAAGAGGAAGAGCAGCGCGAGTGCTTCCATTACACAAATTTACAACCCCTCTGGGGTGACGAAAACAGAAAAAAGGGGAGCAGACTATGAACTACCAAGAACAAATGTCTGAGCTTTGGCAGGAGCTGTCAGCGCTCAAGTTCCGCATGATGACCATGTACAGCAAAACAGTGGAGGGTGTTCCAGGCGCGCCGCACGACGAATTCCTGGCGCTGTTCCGGCAGCTGGAGCACGCCGACGACATGGCCTACATGCTGTCGTCCCACTACCAAAATTATCTGCAGTTCGAGCGCACAAGGCAGGAACAAAACAAAGAAAGCCAGCTGCAAGAGATCCGCAAGAAAGCATTTGCAGCCGGCTACCGCAATCGGAGGCATTTAGATGACAGTAAATAAGTTACCGCAGTTCCGCAGTTATACCGCGGATTACTGCCGTAAGTGCGGAAAATACTACCGAGACAGCGCCGCCGCAGTAGTTACGTATATTATACGTAACTGCGGCAGAGCGCGGAACGTGTATTTGTTAAACTGCGGAAAGGAAGCACGATGACACGAAGGATCGTTGGCCAAGTGATCTACGATGACGACACTGGCAAGACTACACTGGAATACGCAAAAATGTATCAACCGATATCGCCGTTAGACATCGCAATGTACATACTGCTCAGAGATGCACTGGAAGACCTGGCGATAGACGTGGAACTAAAAAGGTTAAACCTGGACACCACCATGAAGATCAGCGGTAACGAGGCGCTAAACTGATGGCGCAGCGTGTTAAGAAGATGTCTAAGCAAGCAGCGAAGAACAGGAACCGAAATTTCGAGGCGCTGCAATCAGACGAGCAAAAATATATCTCGCCCAACGTATGGGGGCAGCTGTCGCCGCTCGACAAGAAAGCAAGAGAGATGACAGCAAAGTGGGGCGACCAGCTAACGTCGCTCGTCTCCCCGGATCTCGCTGGGCGCTTTGAGGCCGCATACAACGCCCTGAACGTTGCAGTGGAAACAAACGACGTCGTCCGCACGCACAACATCGCAGGGCAGCTACTTAAAGCCTGGGACGTGCTGGAAGCGGAGGCAATCGCAAACGGTGGCAAGCCGCTGGAAAATGCTTGGGCGGTCGAGCTAGAAACCGGGCTCATTTACTGCTTTGCTCTGACCGGCGCCGCTGAACTGCGAGCACGCTATCCAGATTGGATCGTGTACGATATCATCGACGCAGCGCGGGTAATACGCGCAGACTTCAGTGCGACGTTCCTGGAGAAGGCGTTCGACACATTCCCAAGCGCAAAGGTGACGTCGGTGATCCGCGAGGGAAAGGAAGATGTGAACTGGGATTTAGGAGGCGACGAGATACCATGGTAGGAGGCATGAAAAAGACAACGAGAGACGACAAGCTCGCGGCCATTGATAAGATAGGCGAGGACGAGGTGCTAGAGTGGTTCGCGCAAGGCGAGAAGCTGGAGGCAGTGTTGCCAAAGCTGAACGTCGGCTACAAGCTGTTCTATCGCTGGCTACGAGCAGTGCCAGGACGTGAGCAGCGCTTCGATGATGCGCGCAAGATGGGCGGACATGTCTACGCAGAGCGTGCAGTCACGACAGCGGAGAACGCAGCAAACGAAACAGTCGCCGTCGACAGGCTGCAAGTGGATACGTTCAAGTGGTACGCTGGCAAGCTTAACGATGCCTACGACACGAGGCGTCAAGACGTGTCGGTGAACATCAGCATCCAGGATCTACACGCGCAAGCGGCAGAGCTGCTAGAGCAGGAAATTATCGACGTGACGCCGGAGGAAAAGGACGATGGTTAGTGTCCGATTCACGCATCAGGCAATCGACGCGCACGCGCGCGCACGCGTAACTGAACGCACGTTCAATTGCAACTGCGAGACACAAGATGTTGTGGTTTGCGCTCAGCGCATATCTTTTGCGCAGAAAAACACGTATGAAATCAATGACTTACCAAAGTTTTAACATAATAGCTGTTATACGACTACCGTTTTGCTATGCGCAGAATGCATATCACGCCCGATTCGACCCCCCCTTCGACGCGAGCGGCGGGGCAGAAATACAAGGTCCACCACACACACCCCCACGCCCCCCCGGCCCCACAGGAGAATGTTAACATGAGTTCCGAAAATCCATTTTTAGCGCTATTACGTCGTTATCGTAGCGACCCGGTGTTGTTTGCGCGTGAGGTTTGCCAGATTGAGCCGGACGATTGGCAGGCTGAGTTGTTGATGGCCATCGCTGACCCGAAGAAGCGTAGGATTTCTGTTAGATCTGGCCACGGTGTAGGGAAGTCGACGGCTGTTGCGATGGCTGCGGTTTGGCATTGTTGTGTGCGGATACCGTCGAAGACGGTTGTGACGGCCCCCACGAGTGCGCAGTTATTTGACGCGTGTTTCGCTGAGATGAAGAATGTTGCGAAGCGGCTGCGGCCCCCCTTTAATACGGTTTTGGAGATCAAGTCGGACCGGATTGAGTTGAAGAGTAAGCCGGAAAGCACGTTTATCTCGTGCAGGACGTCCCGCGCCGAGCAGCCTGAGGCGCTGGCCGGTGTGCACAGTCCGTCAGTTTTGCTTTTGGCCGACGAAGCCAGCGGCGTTCATGAGAAGGTGTTTGAGGCGGCGAGTGGGTCGATGTCGGGCGAGCATGCGACGACGGTGTTGACGGGGAACCCGACGCGGAACACGGGGTTTTTCTTTGACACGCACAACCGGCTGAAGGATGACTGGTATACGATGCACGTGAGCTGCGTTGACAGTAAGCGTGTTGCGGATGATTACGTTGAGGATATGAAGCGTCGTTATGGTGAGGACAGCCCGGCGTTTCACGTTCGTGTGCTGGGAAATTTCCCGCCTGCGGAGGAGGACACGGTTATACCTGTTGGGCTGATCGATTATGCGAT